GAGAGCAGCATCTCCTACTCATTCAACTGCTGGTAATGGTGTTGTATTAAATCCTAATCAAGTTGTACCTGGATCATTAATTGTTAATTATCGAATTTATCATGCGTTAGAAGAGACAGCATGGATTGATTCGTCTATTACGAATGTTGACCCAACAAAAAAATGGAATAAATTTTCACCTTGGGGTTCAGCAGACGCTAGAAGTGTTGCAAATACAACAAGAGAAAATGTTGATGATTCAATGGCTTTAGGAGAACAATATATGGTTGGTTCAACTTTGATGACTGTAATTAGTGAAGATAATGGTAATAGATGGGTTTCTGGATCTCAAGGATTTAACAAAGCTATTCAACTAAAAGCTGACGAATCTGGATATATAGAATTTAGAAATACTGATCAAACACAATTGCCTTATGAGTCTTTAGTTGTTCAAAAAGTAGAACTTGCAACTTTTTCAAATACTAGGAAATGTGATGTAACAGAAATAGGATTAAAAAGTTTAGTTTGGAGGCAAATTAATGGTTTTCCTAATGTCAATGAAATGCCTTCTCAAGATCGCATTAGAAGTTATGAAGATAAGAATGGTTCAATTCAATTAGGTAGTGTTAGCAAATATGTTAAACGTCTTAGCTTTTTTAAATTACAAGCAAAAAAAATAAATTCAGGAGATAAATTTATTGATATAAGTAGTAAAGTTATTTGTGTAAAAGGTTCTTCTACTGTTCCTCAATATAATGCAATTACTGTTAAATCAATTAATGGCCCAAATCAATATGAATTTAGATTTCTACCTGTACCTGGCAACGTAGTTCTTAATCATTATGATCAAGGAGTAGTGCATGTTCTTAATTATTCATCAGAGGTAAGAAGGACAACAAATTATACGTTAGGGCTGCAAATTTCATATCATGCTCAAGTTGAAAGTTTGCCTACACAGGAAAACATATCTACAGGAAACAGTTTTACAAATAATTCTGAATGGGATAGAGGGGGATTAGGTCAAAAATTTGATCCTGAGACAGGAGATCCTCTTCCTGTTACTGGCCCTGTCGGGGCAATTACTCCTACAGAAAGAGGAACTATTCCTGTAGATGAAGATTTAACTTTTGATGATATTTCTGGTCAGTTCTCACCTCCTAACCGATGCACCTATTTTGGTAATGGAGCTAATCAACAAGGTGGACAGTCAAGCCAACATACAAATGTAACTAATTACAATTACAAAGGCACACCTATTACTAGCAACGCTTATTTCAGCCCAGAAAAAGGAATTGCTATTACATCTGTAAATTTAGGAAATGGAAAAACAAGATGGCATTATCTTTTCGGAGGAACCTTAATTCCTGTTGCTTTCTTTAAAGATTATCCCAATAATTATAAACCTTATAACGATGGTGACTGGACAAGTCCTATTGAAGAAGTTGATCAGAATGGCAATGGGACTGGAAGATACCACAGACTTAGACTTGCAAGAAATCCTTCTTCATGGGGTGGAGGAGAAGACTGGAGAGGAGCAGCTAGAGATTCAAATAACAACGCAATTCCTGGAAGAAATCTTTACGCTATTGCTGTTCAAGAATCAAATAAAGTTCCTTCAATAACAATAAGTATTGACGTAAGAGAAACAACAACAACAAAAGGTACAGGTTCTGGATTAACAGTAATAGTTGAAAAACAAACTGACGGAACTGATACGTTTAGAGAATTTACAATTGCAGCGTCTGGAACTGGATATGAAGATGGCGATACAGTTACTCTTAATGGCGATTCTGGTGCTGGGACGTTAACTCTTACAATTATTCCTCCAGTAATAGACCCTCCTGTAACAGATACTCACAGTGATTGGAGAGAAGATGGTGGGGATGGAACTGCTAATTTTTATACAAACTATTGGTCAGTTGTTAGACATAATCCAAATAATGCAATAGCTGATTATTTCTTATTTGATTCAGAAGCTTCAAGCCATGAAAATGGCCCTGAACACGAACTGACTTACATTAACGAAATTGTTCACGCAGGTAGTAGTGCTAATCCACAAATTAATTATGAAAAACTTGCAATAGCAGGGGTAAGGATTGGAGCAACAAATACTTTAAGTAGTTTTAATTCTTTCTCTGCTTTTATCCAAGAAGGAATAAAGGTAGATCGTTTAATTCCAGATCATAATTACATTTCTGGAACAGGGTATTCAACTAGAAATTCTTTAATCGCTTCTTCTGATAATTTTGTAGAGATAGCACATGATTTATTAACAAATACAGATTATGGCTCTGGAAATATTGTTGGACATGATGGCGTTGATCGTATAAGTATGATTGAAGGAGCTAAATATTGCAGAGCTAATGGTTTTTTCTGGAATGGTGTTATTGATAGTAAGTTTAATTTAAGAGAATTTATATTTGAACATGCTGCTTATAACTTTCTAGATTTTTCTATTTTAGGTGGTCGTTTTAGCTTGAAGCCAAGTTTTCCTATAAACGCAGATTATACAATTAATTACAATGCAACTATTGATAATCAAGGCATTGAGATAAAAGCTTTATTTACTGATGGAAACATGAAAGATATAAAAGTTACTTTCTTGACTCCAGAAGAAAGAAAGATGTTTAAAGCAACTGTTATTCATAGAAACGATGAAAAAAACAGTAAAGGGATAGGAGGTTTCCCAGAAAATATTGCAAAGACTTACGCTTATAATCCACCAAAGGAAGACGGAACAATTGAAGACACATCAAGCTTTTATCCAAAAGCAGAGAAGCTTCCAGAAGAAGTCTTTGATTTAAGTAATTGGTGTACGAGTGAAACACATGCAAGAACATTTGCAGCAATAGCCTTATCAATTAGAAAAGAAGTTGATCATGGCATTGTTTTTCAGACACCACCAAGTTCAGTGTTTGGATTAGTTGCTGGTAACTATATTCGAGTATTGACCGAAGCAACACATACAAGTCGATTTAATAATGGAAGTATTGATAAAGAAGGTGTTGTAATTTCTAGGTCAACAATTTCTGGTTCAATAAATGTTTATGCTTGGTCACCAGGTAATTTAGATGGGATAGAAAAGAAAACATTTTCTGTTGGCAGTGATGGTAAAAACTCGCTTGGCTTAGTAAATAAATTATTTGCTCAAGTTGACACTACCGAGGAAGATAGAATCTATAAGGTTGAATCTATTACTTATGGTGAGGAAGGATTTATTCAAATAGCTGCTAGTCATGTTCCTTTGATTGATGACAAGCTCGCAGTTTTGTATAATGCAAGTCCTAGTAAAGTAAATAATATTGATTTTGATCAGCGTTTTCCTGAATTACGAGGACTCTAATGGCTCAATTCCAACCTACTAATATTGTTCCTTCAACAAGAAGTTATTCTCCAGGCAATTATCCGCAAGTTGAATTTGAAGCTCAAAATGGAGTAAAAACTGTTATTCGATATGGAAAAAACCGAACAGGAGCAAGCTTAACATTGGGATTCAATAATATTGCAGATGCAGACGCTGCAACTATTTTGTCTAATTATGAAGCTGTTAATTCAGTTTGGGATAACGTAACTTTTGATGGCACAGGGGTTATAGAAGGAGCAGCCAGTCAAATGCAAGTATTTTTTAAAGAAGGAACACCTTTAAAATGGAGATATGATGGCCCTCCAGAAGTAACAAGTGTCTTCCTTGGAATAAGTAATGTGCAATGTAAATTTGTTGCTTGCCTCGATTCGCCTTAGAATAGAATGACTGTTTAACTTAGGAATTGTTGTGGGCTACTATTCAGGGGCTGATGGTGTAATGAAAGTTGGTTCAACAACTGTTGGAAGAGTCACCACATTTAGTTTTACATCAAGCCAAGAAACCTTAGACGTAACAACTCTTGGAGATAGAGATCGAAAATTAATAGGTGGAACTCGCAGCCTTTCAGGTAGTGCTTCTATTGCTTATTATTCAGCTTCTGGAGCTTCTGCTGGAGACACAATGGCTTCCACATTGATGAATAATCTAATTAAAACAGGCGGTGCAGCATCAGACACGGTTACTCTTTCTCTTGGTATTAACGATTATGGCGGTACATATAAAGACATAACAATGACAGTTGTTCTTACTTCAATAGCTGTTTCAAGCGCACAAGGAGAGATTTTTAGTGCTGACATTTCATTTGAAGCTGCTGATGCTCCTTCAGGATTTGATCTGTAAAAATAAATGCCTGTTTATCTAGGAACTGGAGGATTTATTGAATTAAAGCGAACATCTATGGATGCTTCGTTAACTGCAACTTTGGCTGTATCTGATGTAAATGTTTCTCGAAAAAGATTTTCTGTTGATCATAAAGTTGGAACAATTATTACTGGAGACAAATTAGATATATCAAGAACAGACGGAAGTGGAAATTTAGAGCTTGTTTCAGGACACACAGGTAGAGATGGTAGTTTTTTTGTTCATGTTGATGATATTGGTGGGATGCGTTTGTATTCAACTTTTGCTCTTGCTGTAGGCGGTACAAAAGCAAGTGCTTTAACTTTGGTTGCACCTTCAGGTACTCAAACAATTAGTTTTAAAACTAGGAATACATCTTATAGACCATTAGCAAGAGTAGAAGAATATGAGTTCACGACACAAAGAGATCAAGTAGAAATTAATCAATTAGGAGATACATTTAAACGTCAATATGATTCTGGCTTGATTTCAGGACAAGGTTCAATGACTTGTTTTTGGGAACATAGATATGTTTCTACTGACCATGATTATTCAACAGGGCAAGAATTTTCATCTTATTTAGCTCGTTTAATTTTACGAGTACAGCAAGGTGCTGATTTCTTAGGTCGATTCTTTTTATATAGAGAATCAGCTACTTCTGTGAATAATGCTTGGTATGAATGTGATGCTCAGATCACCAGTTGTTCTATAACTGTTCCAAACGTAGGAATTGTCAAAACGAATATTGATTTTGTTACTTCTGGAGAGTTTCAATTGAAAGTTGGCTCAACTCCTGGTTATTTATTGCAAGAATCTACAGATTACTTATTGCAAGAAGATGGAAATAAGCTTTTCTTAGAAGATGATGCAACATAATGTATAAGAGAAGTAAACTGTCCCTAAAGTCCTTGAGTTAAATGGCTGATCTTCAAATAAGTCAATTGCCTGCTTTAGCTGAAGCAGATTTGGCAGCAGGCGATGAACTTGCAATTGTTGATGATAGTGCATCAGAAACAAAACGAATTACAGCTAAATCTTTAGTTGAAAAAGGTGTTGCTTTAATTGATGCTGGCTCAATTCCTGGTACAGCACTTGCAAGTCTTGGGGCAAATACAGTTGTAACAGCAAGCATTACTGATGCCAATGTAACAACAGCAAAAATTGCTAATGCAGCAATAACAGCAACACAGATAGCAGATGCAACGATAACGGGAGCAAAGTTAGTTAACGATACTGTTACAGCAACGCAAATAGCAGCTAATGCAATAACAGCTAGTGAACTTGCAGATAATGCAGTAGATGAAGCAGCAATAGCGTCTAATGCCGTAACTGTTAGCAAGATTGCTAATACAACAGTTACTTATGCAAAATTAAATTTATCTGACGGTGATATTCCAGCAGCAAAAATTGCAACTAATTCATTAACTGCTACTCAAATTGCTGCCAATGCAATTGGTTCTTCTGAATTAGCAGATGATGCA